ATCTCACCCAATGTATCGTATCGTAAACTCATTTTGTTTCTCCGTTTTCTTAGTGTCAATACATGTATTGTACGCCCAATCAGCCCAAATGTCAATCCTTTTTTGTTGTTTTTTTTTGCTACAAAAAACCTATATAAATCAATGACTTACGAGAGCGGGATTTTACTGTATGGCCTTCGTTCCCCTGTAGAACTTTATTGCTCCTGCGTAAGACGCATCATTGTAATAAGTACCGGGGAACGCAATAATGTCGATGATTCCGTCATTGTCAAAATCAGCCATGTGTGAAAAGTACAGACGCACTTTGTCATGCAAGACCATATTACTCACTTCTAACTTTTTGAAGGTTCCATCTTTTTGATTGATATAGATACGTTGGTGACGTAGGTTTTTATCATTACCCAAACTCAAAACAATATCATCATAACCATCTTTGTTGGCATCTAAACATTGAATTTTACCCGGAGAAAAATCATTCTCACCGATGATGTTCAACTTAGTCATAGTTAACTTCTTATCCTTGATATCGAAAGATACAGGCATGGTAATGACTTTAGTGTTTTGTTCTTTAATCAATTCACCAGGAACATAAGTTGGAATGATACCTAGATTATATGTACCCACTGCTACAGGCTTTTGATTTTTATCTAACTTACACTCAGTCAGATTATCTAATTGTGATCCGCCACCTGTACCCACAACATGATGCCCTTCAATTTTCAGTACTGTGACTTTTCTCTTATCACCTGACCATACCTGGAAAGTTTCTTCGCCTACTTCTGTTACAGAAGGACCGACCATATTAGTCTTATACCAGATACTATTTTCTTTGTAGTATCCTTCAGCACCCATCTGCTTAGACCATGTATGCTGAATCAAAAGATCACTAGCGTTACCTTCTCTAGATAAAAACACAAAAGAGTTAGGGCTGATATCTGGAAAATACTGATCATAGATAGTTTGCATTTCCCTGCCGTTCCAGATATATCTGTTATTTTGTACTTGATGATTAGGATAGCCTGCACCTGTGACAAACGTATTACCCGAACTATCAATGCCCGATCCTATACTATGATACCATTTGTTAGGAGCAAAGTTTACGATTTTGTACTTGCCGTTAGGTTGACTTACCCATCCAACTAATGGACTAGTCATCTCTGAACCTAGATCAGGCCTACGACCATCTTCTTGATTTGCGCTAAAGAAGAAATCTTTCTTCCCGTCGTTATTGATATCAACCACAGCCGGATTGAAATCAGTTATGCAAGCCTTAAAATCACGGTCTGCTTCTAGATATGTGTCTGACACATCGATAAATTTATTATCGCGATATGTGTAAATGACAGTAGTGCTCCTGCAAGGATCAGATGCATAGGTACCTACATTGCCGTGTGCAGGACCCTTATAGATGACCATGACAAATTCACTACGACCATCATTATCTAAATCAGTGGCCAATACCGAGTTAACATTACCTAAATGATCCACATTGTTCGGGAAAAGTTTAGTGATATTTGAAAACCAAGAATGTTGTTTTGGATCAGAAAAGGCATTCGCTACTTCAGTGAAGTAAGGCTGATCTACTACTGCGGGAGCAGTTGCCGGAATAGAATTCACAGCAACAGACGGGGTGTTACTGCCACCGCCTCCACCGCATGCAGTCAACACGAAAGCCGAGATGGCATAAGAAAACTTGCGCATAGTCAATACCTATAGTTACAACAGATATGACTATATTAACATATTAGTAGGTAAAGGTCAAGACCCTCTGCCCGTTTTTCGGGTAACACTAGGGCCACCGAATCCTTTACTAACCTTGCCCTGTTTCCCGTTATTTGGGTTAAATTGTCCCCTATTATTTGCTTGCATAGCCTTTTTACGCGCTAGCAATTCGGCCATTTGGTTTTTTTGTTTCTTTTCTTCAGTCATGTGAATATTGGTCCTTCTCTTTCAGGTCTTGCTAACCTGTTGTTTTTAAAACTAAAATTCTTACAGAAAATACTAGTACACCAGGCATTATAATTGTTCCATCCTGGACCCCAGAAATCTATACGTTTATAACCCTTGTCTGCTAGATATTCCTGTAGATGATTATACTGCCAACGATCACTATTATCTAAAATAATTAATGTATCGTCTCTAGCCCTCTCTACTGCTAATACACCGCTCAATGCCCTAGCCATACCGTCTAACACGATCACATCAAAATATCCTTGTGGATAATTATAGATAGTGCTGGCGTAACCTGCAAATTCATTGTTGATCAATCCATGTCTTACGTCATGATCTCTATCATCACTACGCACTTGAGGGAAAGTATCAATAAACTTGTTTACTAGTTCCATAGCATCATCATGAATTCTTGCATTTTGATCTATGGTATGGATAGTTGCAGTTGGTGTATTTTCTTTTACACGCTCTACCCAAGTCATGTCATGCTCTACGCTTACGGTCTCACCAACATAATTATTAAAAAATACTGTGCTGTATCCGCAACCATATTCGAACACTTTGCTTTCTTTAGATAAAACGTCTTTCAAGAATGCTATAGCCGGAAATGTCATCCATGGCGTTACCCCTTCTTCATCACAAGGAAAGTCGTTGAACCATCCGTTTGGTTGTAGATAAAGATATGCATGTGTGCTTAAATGTGAACTAAGATCATTTGCTAGGCTCAATCTCTGTGCGCCATCTTGTTCTACTAATGTTATAGGTTTTTTCATGTTTTTGCTGATTCAATATATTCTAGGAAACTTCCGTACAAAGTTATCATCATAGCAATTTTGCTATCATATATTCGTATATATGCTGATTTTGGTTGTTGGTTTTTTAAACCTATGTACCACGGACATTTCAACTTCTTGCCTAGGTTCAATGTGAATTTTTTTAAATCTTCTTTTTTGATACTCTTATATTTCTCATTAGAGAACACAGGAAAATCATAATACTCTATTTCTGCTAGAGAAAATGCCTCCATACCGTCTTCAGTTAATCTCAATCCGCTACCACTGCGTCCAGTAGCCCACCACTTAAACAGTAAATCGTTGATTGCGTTTTTAGGTTGAGATTGATCTATCTCTAAGATATCTATTAATGCCTGAGTCAAATCTCGTTTAGTCTTCATCAGGGTAAACTTGACGGCCCTGGTTCATGAATACAACAGTAAACTTATCCGTCTTGAATTGCGCATTCAATTTACGACAGAGATTTCTTGCATGACCTGGATTGCTGAAACTAGTCTTTTTGTACTTCGGTGCAGCCTCGTTTGCGAGGTAATGTTGACTCTTTAAGTTGATCGGTTGGTTTTCATAGAACACGGCCCATATACCACTCGCTTCCACGATCTGGTCGCATTTGTATGTTGTCTTATCTACATGTTCAAGTATTACCTTGGGTTGCGTTCTGCTCATTTAAAACTTCCACCTGTTATCTCAACTTTGATGACTTCATCTTTATTCTTGTCCTCAGAATTTAGTTGATGAAGATCGGCTAGCAATTTTGCGATCTCATCCTTCAAAACCCTGGCTTCTGACATGGGTAAAACAAAGTCTTTTGACTTCTTGCTCTCCATGAGAGAAACCCTATCAAAGAACCTCTTTATATGAATCATCTTAACTATTTAGTTGACTGACGGCCTCATCTTGAGTTTTAAAGGGCCCGTTATAAGGATAACGCTGGATAAAGATGTATTTAGGGCAAAAAACAGTTTCTTTATGACCATTTTGGTCGATATTGAACCATCCTGCTACATGATAGCATTTGCTTTTGGTATTTTTAGTGAATACATGTAACTTACGCTTGACATCGAAAATGTTGTTGTAAGTCCTAACAGGAGTAGGATATTCAGGATAGGGCATCTCGACCTTAGTCCTGTCAGATTTCATGGGCTGAAAACTGATTTTAGTCTTTGACTGAATGTCCTTAGTATTATTAAATTGCAATGCGCTACCATTCAGCATAACCTCATAACCGGCGCTGTTGGCTTGTACATTTCCTACTTTCTTTCCACCATCAGTGACGACCCAATATTGGTCTTTGATGATTGGTTTTGCGATCAGTTCTGTCATAATTACCTCTTTAAAAGTTTGAATAGGTCATGCTTATTCTTTGGAGACCAGTATTTAGCCTCTTTTCCGCAATCCCCAGAATATCCTCGTTCCGAATAGCAATTCTTATAATCCGCAGGCAACGTCTTACCGCCAGTCACTGGATTAAAGTCTACTACACTTCTCTTACCTGTTCTCTTGCACTTATACCATTGCTGGCCAGGAGTCAACAATTTGTTTGGGTAGTCATACCAGGAAACGAATGCATGTATGCAATCCTTACATAGCATATCTTTGTTTAATGTGTCACTCATGTCTTATAGCCTCCCAAAATTCTTTGATTATAGGTTTTGCGATTAATTCTGTCATATTATCCTCTTTAAATAATTTCTTCCCAGGTAAAAATTTGTACTAATCTACTATCATTCCCTGTACCGAAACTAGGTCCAGGGCTGTGAAACTTATTCGCAGGGTAAACGATCAAGCGATTATATGTGACATATGAAACCATATTTATGTTCCATTGATTAAGGTTTTGATCATCCTTGTGTTTTAATAAATTTATAACCTGTGTACTATCTATAGCACGATCCATACCAGTGTCTTTGTGTGTATAGAATATAGTTCCAGGCTGTACTACATCCTTATTAAGATATAACACCCCGGCGTAATAATTTTTTTGGATACTATCTGCGTGACATACATTTTTAGATACTGTTCCTTCAGGGCTTAATCTGAATTTTCCACTATCCATGTTACGCATTTGACATAGATTTTTACCTAATATCCTAGACACTTTAGCATCTATCCACCTAGGGTTATGTGTATTGACGCTCATTTTTCCTGCCCATGGGGCGTTACCAAACTTATATCCTTCGCTAAATCCATCCTGAGCATACTCATAGGATAAGGCTAATTCCCTGATACTATCAGGATCATCATAGAAATCATCAATTATGATTAATCCTAAATTCATTCCTGTAATGCCTTCCAAAACATTTCATTATCTTTAACGTTTGCGCCGGGTCTCAACCAACCTTTATTATTGATCATGCTAACTCACCCTTATAAGGACTGTTTAGCCACTTAGCATATGTCTCGGCTTGTTCACTAATCTTAGCCAATTCATACTTACCGCAAAATTTCATGAAGTGAATGCCTACTTGCGGTGTGGTTTGTGTGCGCACACCTGAAGCGATGCTAGCATCTACCTTATCCTTTATTTCGTCAGGTTGTGCGGTCAAGTCGATCAATAGTCGATTGCGCTCATAGTCTTCACGCACACGATGTTCGACACCATCGGGGTCAACCCAACGTTGCAACATCATGTTGTTCCAATTAAAGCCTTGCTTAGTACGGTCCGCATAAGCCTCGATGAGACCGACTTTGTTTTTGCTACCCTTAGTGCGAACACCTGGGTATGCACTGAACACATTGTCACCGGCGTCACCGCGCATGATCTTCTCAAAGAGATGGAACTGCGGGTCGCCTAACAGTTTAGGCTCTTTTGTTTTCTTGTCCTTGACAGGCTTGCCCTTGTCATCAAAATAACCTTCTAGCGTGATCAATTGGTTAGCGACACCGTTATATTGCTTCACGTTCTCACTAATCAATTGAACATAGTCTGTGTCGCTACTGATGATCACATGTTCATCATTGGGATGTAGATATACAAATCGTGCTATAAGGTCGTCTGCCTCAGCCCGCTCATGTCTGAGTACGCTAACGTTTGTTTTCTCACGAAGGAACGTAGTAAACAACTCATACGTTTCCCAGAACATCTTGTTTTCTTCTTGCTCTGCTTCTGTGAGTGATGCTTCAGCAACTTTACGATGTGCCTTATAAGGTGCATATACATCCTTGCGCCACGATCTACCTTCAAGACAGAATACAACGTGGTCGATGCCATACTTACGCACAACTTGATTTACACTAGCAAGTGTCAAGTGTAGTGCCATGCCGATCTTTTCCCAAGTATCGCTGTTGCGACTTGCGATGTGACGGGCACGGAAGAATGTATTAGCAGTATCGATCAGAGCATATTTCACAAGTACACCTATTTAGTAGAATAATATACGTATATTATACTAGGTGTTTGCGAATATGTCAACTAACTTCAGTACGCCCGTTACCCAAATCGCGCTGATTGACAACACGCATGTCATTTCTACGCTTGTCCGGATCAGCTATCTCTTGTTCGTACATCTCAAGTGCGATGTTACGGCAGACTGTTTGGAACCAGCGATCCACGATCTCATTGTCAGTGTCAGTCTCGCTTTTCTTATATCCTGATTTAATCAGGTTAAGAAGGAACTTGTCGTTCCAATCCAATTCAAAAGCGCCATTGTTGATATTATTAGGGTCTATGTCTACCCTGTTGATAGCAATATAGGGCTCACCATCTTTAGTAGCCTGTTCTTTAGGGCTGAGTTTCTTTTCAGCCTTTTCTTTTTTTGGTTTAGGAGGATCCTCGCTCGGAAGATCAGACCTTGGTCCTTGTTCTTTTTTCGCCTCTAACCCAAAAACTTTTTTTATTTTGTCGAACATGCTTTACCTTTATTGATGGCCTCACGTATGGAATTAACCATGACACTTTCGAGGTCTACATCATACTTAGTCGTGTCTGTGACGTACCCAGATATTTCTGTGATATCACTGGACTTTAACTTAAGGTCAAATCCATCGCCGGTCTTGACTAAGTTCTTTACTACAGTGTCACGGTTAACAATGAACGAACCATCGTTACGCAATACTAAAGTAATGTCACATATCAAACTAGGATCCAAAGTGTCTTTGTTGTTAGTACCATTACTATTGGTAAACTTAACAATAAAAGTTTTGCGCAGTGAACCATTTTGTTTGTACATGCTTTGGCTCAACTGACTTTTAAGTTCCATAGTGATCTTATGTTTATTCCAATAAAAATCTTTATGGTCCTCACGCAAACAGTCTAGTGTACCATCCTGAGAAGCAATGAGTTCTTCACAAACAAACCCCTTCATGAATCTAAGTTGTTTGTTGTTCAGTTGCTCTAGACTATTGCCGAAACTGGTAATGAAATTCCAGTCGTACTTCTTAAGATCATTGATTATTTGTTGCATAGTCGTGTAGTTTAAAACTTGCAAGATTCTTAGCCTTGCTTTCGCACATTATATCAGCCCATGATCTATGTGTCAATGCCCAATTATTTACTGCTTCATTCCAGTAGTAATCACTATGGGCGCGTAGTTTTTGTTTGTTCTTACCATTTTCTAATAGTGTAGTCAAGCAGGGACGGCTGACAGTGCAGGCACCAGGTAGATGCTCTTCTCTTGAAACACTATAGTGTATGACAGGGCGCACACCGCGCCAACTATCAATAACCATATCAATGCGTGAGTCAGATTCTTCAATGTATTCTCCTGTTTTAATCCAATTGTGATGAATGTCGAGTACGATAGGAACAAGATCAGCCAACTCTAAGCACGAATCGAGACCCCACGACATTTCTTCGTTTTCGATTGTGAGTCCGTTTCTTGCTTCGGGGCTGAGTCTGTTGTAGGCCCGCCTGATGCCTTCGGGACCGGCTCGACCCGAGATGTGGACATTGATTTTGATGTCCTGAAATTGTTTACCATACCCCATGAAACGGGCCATATCTGCATGATATTCGAACTCCTCTATACTCTTATTTACTACCTCAGGGCGATCACTTGCAAGAACGACAAACTGATCAGGGTGAAACGATAGTCGAACATCATTGGCACGTGCAGTCTCACCGATCGGTGCCATCCAACGTTCTAGTGTATCTTGCACATCCCTACGTAGCCAAAAATCTTTGTACTCATCCATTGTATAGAAACTAAACATATCACTTGTGATACGCAACATACGCAGTTCAGGGGGCAATTCTGCTACCTTCTTGACAAGCGCATGAGTATTGAGGATGTTGCGTTTGGCCACATCTATGATCTTGTCTTCAACTACTTGCCGCGATTTTTGACGTTTTGCCCAAGCAAAAGTAGTTCCACCTGTGTTCAGTCCCTCGGTGCTAGCGATTTCGCCCTTCTTGTTAATCTCTGCCCACTTGCAAGCGAAACCAATACGCTTTACATCATTATTGAATGTCATCTGTTAGTGCCTTTTGTGCTAATAAAAATTTGTCTTTATCGTCAAAAAATAAAAGAAAAGAATAGCGCGGTTGTGAAGTTACAATACAATGCCAGAACATGTTATCATAATCTTTTTTAAGTTCTACTGCGCGTACTGTCCAACCCGGTGTATCTTTTAATGTAACTATCTTATCACATTCTCTGTCGTAATAACGAAAGTAACCTTGATCGCCTGTACAGTACGTGACTTGCAAATACCAACCATTGACATCTGCATCACTATGCCATCCTACAAATCCATATGGGCTATAACCGCTTGTATAATAATGGTCATAGTTTGTGATCTTTTTAAAATTATCCAAAAAGTAACATGCGCCCGGAGTTTCACCGAACAAGAAATTAACCCTATGGGTGATCGACCATGCATCACGCATGTTGATCTTATCTTTAAGACATTGATCACTGGTCATGATCTCACTATACTCTTTGTAATTGTTCTCATCACAATTCCTATAGTTGAGAATTTTACCCAAACCAAGATCGAACTTCTGCGTCTCTTCGAATAGGGCCAGCACCCGTTTGTTAGTGATTTTAATTTCTTTCATAGCAAAGATAAATATTACTATATTTACATAGGAATGTCAACATGGATTTCAGAAAACTCATCAAATTGGTAACCGAGGGTGTTAGCCCATTCAGTAAAGACCTGAAAGTCATGAGCCTTGACCAATTCGTAGATAGCGAAGGCAAGGGTGATGAGGATGTTGAAGAAGCCAAATTAACTGGGGTCGCTAGTCGTAAGTTTGATAAAGATGAGTTGACATCATATCTTGACAGAATTATCGGTAAAAGTAAAGAGAAACAGGACAAATACCAACGTCCATATATCCATAGTGGTAATATCCCAATCGTTAACGATGAGGGTAAGAAATATGACCTAGATGCCCTTCGCAAGACATTTACTGAACGCCCAACAAAGATTCTCAAACAAAATGAAAAGATGCAACATAGTGATGGCACAAGTAGCATTTTCTTCAATGTGGGTCTACCTGCACTAAAAGGTCTTGCTGTTGATGAAGATACCGGAGAATTTATCGTAATCGATACTTGCCCTGGTGCTGGTGCATGTAAGACATTCTGCTATGCTATGAAGGGCGGTTATGTTCAGTGGAAAGCAAGTTCATTGAGTTCTACTAAACTGTTGAATTTCTTATACAATGACCCGGATGGGTTCATGTCAATGCTCAGTGATGAGATTTCAAATGCTGAGAAAAAATACGGTAAGAAGGGTACAAAGGTAGTTGTGCGTTGGCATGATGCTGGTGACTTCTTCAGCCCACAATACTTAAAGATGGCATACGATGTCGCTAAGAATCATCCTGATGTAGACTTCTATGCTTACACTAAGATGGCTTCAGTAGCACAAGCAGAACGTCCAGATAACTTCAAGATGAATTTCAGCCAAGGTGCGGCCACTGGTCAAGAAAAGAAAATCGATTTCGTCAAGACTAAGAACAGCCGTGTAGTTCCTAAAGAACTATTTGCTGACGCACTTGAGAAAGACGAATCAGGTAAGTGGCAATACAAGAATCCACAAGCACAACAAGCAGTCAAAGATCGTATCGCTATCAAGTACAGCATGAAGCCAGAAACAATCATCACTTATGATGAAATGATGAGGAAGCCTGCCGATAAAGATCCAGAAGCAAAAGGCAAATGGAATGTTATCGTCAAACCAGGTGATGGCGATGATGCTGCCAACCGTAATGATGTGTTGAGCAGTCTATTGCTTATCCACTAATCTTAAGTAAATCTTTTAATTCGTAAAGATGTTTCATGTAAGTGCTAGGATTATCTAGCACACTTACTGCGGCGTCACCTTTACGTCTTGGACCATACTTAACTTCAAAATCTACATTGTTCACTTGCTTGAATAATTCTACCATAGCATTCACCGTAGTACCAACACCGTGCCCTAGATTCTCTAGACTATTTGCTGGCTGTTCAATCGCTAATTTCAACGCATTACAAATTTCTAATACATGAACATAGTCGCGCACACATGTACCATCGGGAGTGTCATAATCATTTCCGAAAATAGTGAATGACCCTCTGTCTTTTGATTGCATTAGATTATACATCAACCCATCAGGATTAGTTGGTTGTATGCCATAACTACTACCGATCACGTTGTAGAATCTAAACATAGTGTAAGGTACTTCAGGTCTATGTCTAGTGAAGTATTCGCACACTATGTCTTCTGCGGCACGTTTGCTGATGCCGTATGCGCTTTCACAAAGTGCGGCTGCTCCAGTGCTTGCAAAGACAAAATTATCGGTAGGAATCTTATTCATGACATTCATAGTGCCATTCAAGTTAGTGATATAATACATGATTGGCATCTTCTCGCTCTCGCCAACATTGACTAATGCGGCAAGATGTATCACAGCATGATATGGTTCAGTCTGATCGGGGATAGTGAACAATCTATTGATATCTACTTTATAGAATTTACTGACGGGGACGATAGGATCATTTATATCTAATCCATGAATCTCATATTTGCCTTCTAATAATTTACATAGATGGCTACCGATATAACCACTACAACCTGTTATCATTACTTTTTTCATCATATACCCTCAAATAAATTCAATGCTTCCATAGTCTCAGTTGGTTCGAACTGAGGATCCTTGCTTAGATAGGTGTCGTCATCTGTATAAACAATTTTGTTGAACTTCTTTTTATTGCTTAGTACACTCTCAAAATCTTCTCTAGCCAAACGATTTCTATCTAGATCCTTGATATAGTCACGATACTTCACTGTGTCATAACTATTGATCTTTGCGCTATTGGTATTGCTACGCTTGCTAATAAAATCATCTATGAATCTAATCCAACCTTCAGCAACCTCATCATCTAACTTCTTCACATAGTCAAGGGCCGAAGTTAACTGATCACCACCGTATATTGTTTTGATCAACTCAGCCGCATCTTTTATATTTACCTTATGAAAGTATTGTCCATCAAAATTGTCACTCCAATCTTGTTTGTCTAATACAACACAAGGCATATGTGCGAGACATTCAAGGAATGCGAATGGATAGTTTTCGCGCAGACTTGGCATGAAAAATGCCATAGAACCTTTTATGAATGCTACCTTTTCTTGCCCTGTGATACCTGCTTTGATGACATAATCTGTGATACCTGCTTCTGCAAATGCTTTCTCAAACTTCTTACGACCACTCTCATTAGTCATTACGCGACAAGGTAATTTACATTCTTTCATTACACGAATGTATGCTTCTGGGTTCTTGCCTTCTTCCCATCGACCGATAAACAATACACCTTCACGCACACCTGCATATCGTTCTAATAAGCCTCGCTCACTCATAGGCATACTTAAAAGAACAGCGTTTACTGCATTTACTTTTTCTCCCTTGATAGTGTTCCACAATTCGTAAGCCTTCAATTCTTTTATATTTTTTGTACTTTGAGTTGCAACAAAAATATCCGAAAACTCTAAATGCTTATTATAAAAATTGTGATAACTATCTAGGAATACATCACTGCCTTGACTATCACGGAAGATCATGCTATGTAAGTGTGTGTAGAAAACAACAGGAATATACTTATTGACTGTCATTGCATAAGCCGCAGTCATCGCTTCCTGCGTATTACATACGATCATGTCATAGATATTTTCTTCAAATGCTTCTAGTATGACTGTGCGGAAGTTGATAATCTTTTCAAAGTTGATAGTATCGCTAAAAGCAAATGTAGCAGTATGATTAGCATAACTCAATGGTTCTAATGGCCATAATACATTAGCACCTAATGATTCGATGAGTTCGCAAAATTCTTTATTTCTAGGACTTTTGTCAAGCAGTATATCTACTTTCCAATTCAATCGACTGCACATCTCAGTGAAGCCCTTACAAAAACTTCCTATACCACCGTGTGGTATGAAGTGCTGATCGCTGATCATAAATGCTATTCGTTTATGATAGAGTTTCATACATTTCCCTTTAACTTATTTACCAAAAACTGATGCTTATCATAATAACGATGTTCGTATACAGGATCGCCGGGTCCAGTGTACATAGCAGTCTTTTTATATGCATATTTCAACCATAACAGTTTATTAGTGAAATAGCATCGTCTAGGCCAAAAAAGAAACTTATATTCTGTACCTAGGCTTTTATGATCAAAATGATCCCAACTATCTACCCTGTCATTACTATTATAGAATGGCATCAAGTACCCCATTCATTTTTAAACAGTGGTACTTGCAATCTATCGCTGTACCTCAACCCATGCTTCATAGCGAATAACGCAACTTGCTTATTGTTCAGACTATAAACACTTTCAACACCGCCGACTGGCATCACATAGATGTTACCTGTGAAGCCCTCTTTGCGATAAAGTTCACTAACTTCTAATACTTCGTCCATGTCTTGTTGACTTGCGATAACGAATTTGAGATAGACATGTCCTGATTCTTGATACTGCAATACTACGTCAGGTCTGATAGCACGTTCACGTTTCTCACCACTGACGCTGAGTTTTGCACTGACGCTGAATGTGATGCTTTCATAACTTCTACTATTCCAGGGATCGCCTTCAGCCCAGTCATACAAGAAGTCTACAAGTTCGGGCTTGAGTTTCTGTGTGCCGTTAGTCTCAAACGTGATCTCTTTGAGATTCTCCATGAACGGATGACTCAATAGTTTAGGATACATCTTCTGCCATCCTAACAATGGTTCACCACCTGTGATGACTAAGTGTTCGTCTCGCCATTCTTTGAACGGGAGGGCTTCTTTGATTGCATCTGCGATGCCATCCACCGAAATGCGCGGGCTAAGATGTTTGAACCTAGGATCCCAACTAGCATAACTATCACACCCGGTACTAACCAGTGGTAAGTCTCTATAAGATTTATATAACTTTGCATCGACGGCAAGACGTTCATTTGTCTTTTCTCCTCTTGGCATATTAAAACCATCACATGTGAAGTTACAGCCAAACGTTCTTAGAAAGACGCTAGGTACTCCCATGTAGCGACCTTCACCTTGAATGCTGTAAAATAGTTCACTGATTTTGATTGAGTTCATTCAAATACCTTATTAATTCTTTATCTGTTGGTTGTACGCTATAGTTCTGTTTAAAGAATATCTCATAACTGTCACTACCGTATTTACCAATACCATACAACATATTAGCATTTATTTTGTCCCAAGTCAAGTAATCACGGCTCATGCCACGCAATCTTTTCTCCCTGATATTATACATACCAAGGGGCTTGATAATATCGATCACTTGTTCTCTTGTACTATTTAGGAGACTTCTTGGGTTTGGAAACTTTTTTAGGAACTTTGGAAGCACGTACTTTACTGGCTTTCTTCCCGTCTGGTTGAGCATGATTACTCCGACCATGTGTTCCCATTCGTTCTTTATCTGTTGTTGTACCATCAGATCGTCTCTTAGTGCTTTTACCTTCACTCTGTTTCTCCCTGTATCTCAACACGCCATCTACTATGCCATATTCAGTAGTCTCGGTGACTAATCGCCAACCTTCAAAAACTACTATTTTTTCAGTAGTTTCACGCTCTAAAAATTGTTTAAATTCTGATAGACTATTGTACTTTAATTTTTTTGGAACGTACACTATTCCCACCTCAACTTATACCATTCAAGTTCTTTATTTGACTTGATGTATATGCGAGTCCTATGTCCATCAGTGATCCAAGCCCATACTTGATCGCTATCAACATAAAATATTAATTCACTACTAGGTCCAAATGTTTCCCAAAACCAATTGCGTACTTCACAGAAATGCTTACCTTTATCCGGACCGAAAAAATCTAGGCAGTAATTGAATTCTGCCCCGCCGGCAAATCTACGATCTAATTTTTTTAGGTCCACTCGTTTCATTTAACACCACCTTAATACGAACCATTCATAATCTTTTTCAAATCTGAATCTGATCTCAAAATATCCGCCGTCTGTCAGTCTCCATATAGTATGTTTTCTATGTCCCTGTATGTTATCTTGCATCCAGCGCATCAGTTCTTCAAACTTTGTTGCTGATTCTACACGGATCTTTGCGTGATGCCAATTAGGCTTCTTGGCCCAGAAATCATATGTCACTTACCACCAACGCTCCCAGGGAAATACACACCATTCAGGATTTTCTACCTTGTTGATCTCATGCCCGAAAAAGTCACAATCGAAATCGCTGGCTTGATTTTCGATCAACACAGCAAACTTGACATTGTTATGCCATACTGTATTCCATGCTGATTCTTTAGGTAAGCAACCGCTTTGCCAATCTTCGACAATATTTTTAAATGTATTACCACTGTCGTTAATATCATCAATGATGAGAATGTTTTTCTTATAACTGATATCCCAACGGCTCTTGATGACTTCTTGATCTTCCATAGGCACATAACCAAATGCATCTTCAGCCATCCATAGATTAGACTCAGAAGGATCTAAAGAGTAAAATGGAATATCAAGATAGTGGCTGAGCATGACGCCAGGAACAAGTCCGCCCCTCTTGAGTCCTACAATATAGTCGGGCCTATAGTTAGCAGTATATATTTGTCGTACTATCTCTAGTATCGCGCCCTTAACGAATTCGTCATTATAATACATTTGCTTGTCCATATTACCAGTGCCTTATAACATTTGCTATGATGAATAGACATGTTATCACATGTAAGAAGATCCAGAAAGTTTTTAGGAACAATGCGATACGTGCTTCACGTAGTGTAAGTACCGGAACTCTAGGGCGATCTTCATCAGTATCGCCCATAAGATGTCCGGTTGCTCTAGCCCATATTCTTTCTAAACTATTCATTTTCTTGATACCAAAACAATCTTACAGATGTGTTCTAGCCTTTCAATATGCTCAAATGCTCGCCATGGGCTTGTGTCAATAGCAACTACCCCGTGACCTTTGATACCAACTATGTCATAAGCAATGTTACCATCTTTATCTAACTTAAGATTTTCATGACAGCGATCAGCCAACTCTTGACTGATAGGAGGTACATCTCCTACGTTAGGTGCCACCTTGGTATAGCGACTAAGTTCAGGAAAGTCGTTTACAATAGTACTTAGATCAATACCGGCATGCATAGCGGCAACACAGTATGTAGGATGAAAGTGAACTACAACTCTTACATCATCACTGTGTTGACCCATCATCTTTTGTAGACCAAAGTGCAATGGAAGTTCTCCACTAGGCTCAAGACTTGCACTAATTTTAGTAAATGGTATTTCATAGGGACCGTTATTAATCCCTATTTTCTTAAACTGGTCAGGTTGCATTGTCTGCTTACGCACGCCACTAGGTGTGATATAAAAGTGATCTCGGTCGTGATGACGAATACTTACATTGCCATCACGACTTGTGATCCAATTTCTACGATATGCTTCTATCAATGTTTCACAGATTGTTTCTAACATTATGCAAACAAGTCCTCATTCCATTCACGATGACCTTCACGATAGGCCATGTTGCTTTGTGTTTCACGTACTTCAACACGATAGCACCATAGACGTTTTGCTTCACCTGGACCCCAATAGTCTGGAATGTAAACACCATTGATATACTTGTAAATCTGATCTGCTAGTGCTTCACATCCTAATCGTGGAAGAATAGTTAGTTTAGCCATGTTTTTCTGTTCTAGTAACTTGAACATTTCTAGTTCAGGATCATCTTCTGCGACCAATAATGTATGATCAAATTGATCTTCTAATAGACTTTTGAGTTCTTTCAGACCACCATAATCAGCGGCCCAGTTACGAACATCTAATTCATCAGTCCCGAAATAAACTTTAATGCTGAAACTGTAACCATGAATCAAGTTACAGTGGCTATCGGCACGCCATTGTCTATATGCGCATGGGAAGTTATCTACCCACTCTTTTGTACTTGTGTACTTGTATTGTCTCGTTATATTTGCCATCTCTAGTCTCCTTTACTGATTGAGCAAGTTTGATGGCGGCAGAATTTATTGATCGGGATGACGCCAAGACCGATATCATTATACGCTTTCTACTTCGTATTCTTCGCTAATTTTAGTAGTCAATGTTTCCCATAATGGCTCAAGAGCCTTGCGTGGATCTAACTCTACTTCTTTATCAGTGATACAGGATGCATCATACTTGACGATAACCTTATCACCTTTATTATTCTCAAATGTTAGTTTCATAATTCACCTCATACAAAAATTGCGGCTTGTTGTTTTACCATTGATAACATGTTGTAGGCGCCGTTTCTACGATTCATGCTTAGTATATTACCTAGAGCAAGTTCTTCCATAAGATCACGGTCATTTTTGACTATCTCCTCCGGAGTGCTATTTGAATAGATATCGCTGATAAGTGTGACTGTGCCCTTAACGATCTGTGCATCGCTATCACATAGATAGTTGATCTTGCCGTTCTCGTATTTAGGTACCAACCACACTTGACTCAAACAACCTGTAACCTTGAAGTTTTCTAGTCTGAACTCTTCAGGAAAATATTCTGCCTTTCTAGCCATGTCGATGAGAAACTTGTATCGTTCCGTGTTATCCATGAACATATTTAGGATATTACGATAATTATCTATCTTTTCATCAATCATAGCCATCTTCTCACTATCACTGTTCCATATCTGTACATGTGCGTTTCTAACTCTAATCTGTCAGTTACATTATGCACTAATTGTATCATCTTTGCGCTATTTCCGCAAATGATTTCTAAAGGGAATTCGCCCTGATTCATCAATATAAAGTTCTCTACAATGGGTTCGACTTCGATATGTCTAACACCATGTAAGTCTAACTGATTCATGTCTTATCGCTGTATCTTTTCTTGTTCATCTATTTGCCAAAGGTTTCGTCTTTGTTTCTTTCTGCTTCTGCTACACGTTTGCGTAGACTTGAACTACTGAAACTATGGTCACGCTTATTAAATATAACTTGGACACCACGACCTGCACCCTCATTACGTCCGGTAAAGTTCTTATCCTCATACTCTGTACCCAAAATACGAACATCTAATGGTAGTATCAATAACAAATCAATCAAGTCTTGTTCAGTTTGATAAACTACAACTTCATCTACATAACGGCAAGCCGCAAGTTGAATCTGTCGTTCTACAATACTTTGAATAGGTTTATTCTTAGTATCAGGTCTATCAATAGTCGGGTCAGTTTGTAATCCGCAAATCAAGTAATCACAATGATTCTTTGCTTCACTTAACATAGCAACATGGCCTGCATGTAGCATATCAAATGTGCTGAAGGTAATTCCTATCTTTTTACCTTGTGCTTTTAATTCTTTAATTTTATTGAATATCATCTTTTCAACTCACTCCACATTTGTTTTTTATCTTGTTCTTGTAACCAATCATCCTCACCACTAAAGGTAGGTTGTTGTTTTAGCATTTCTGCTAATAAAAATTTGATTTCATACAATTCTTTTTTGATTTCCCATTGAACAAAACCATCATTGTATGTACTGCATATCTCACCATGCGCTCGTAGCAATTGGAGTTTTACATCATTGACATCTAGAGGTTTCTTAAAACCCATTTTGTCTACCTTCTAATAAACGTGTTGCGTTTAGATACCAATCTGAATTATCAGCAGTCAATCCTGACTTAAACACAATTGTTACTGCTTCAGCCAGCATTTTTTCGCACTCATAATTTTTCTTATGAAGTAGTTCTAAACGTCCCTCTAGTTCGCAGACCTTAGTAAATAATTGATTATCAAAATCGCTCATTTATTTGTCCCCGCAAGTGCAGTTACGACCTTGATTACAGTCACCTGTACAGGCGCTAGTATTAGGCATTGATGCTATTAACACTACGATAGCAATAATTACTGCGATTGAAATTAAGATTGTGACAATCATCATTGATGCCCTTTAGCAATTAATTGATTTACCATATTTAAATCAAATTCTAGTCTTACAATTTTATCTCTAATAGATTCATACTCATCGTTATGAGCATCTAGGTCATGTGTAACGATATCTAGATATATTGCCGCAGCCTCTTTATGGGCTTTTTTAATTTCCTGCTCTAGTAACAATCGTCTATCTTTTAACATTATTTGCACCCTTTGTTAGCGATTTGCAAGAACTCTTGTCTTGCGGCAGGGTCAGTCTTGAATCCACCACCTAAGCGACATGTAACGGTGCTACTTCCTGTATCCTCGACACCTCGGCTCTTGACGCAATAATGCTGTGCGTCAATCATGACCGCAACATCTTCTGTGTCTAAGATGAATTGTAGTGTGTGGAAAATCTGCTCAGTCAACCGTTCTTGGATCTGTGGACGCTTGCTGAAATATTCTACGATACGATTGATCTTGCTGAGACCTAGTACCTTATCTTTAGGTACATATGCAACAGTTGCTAAACCATCGATGATCACAAAGTGATGTTCACAATTAGATTGTACATTGACATTTCGTTCAACAACCATCTCATTGTACTTCATCTTGTTATCGACTGTAGTACACTTAGGGAATGAATCGTAGTCTAGGCCCCAAAAGATTTCATTGACATACATCTTAGCAACACGCTTTGGTGTATCTATTAAACTGTCATCAGTTAAGTCTAATCCTAAGGCTCGCATGATTTCAGCAAAGTTACCTTCAATGATAGCGATTTGATCTTTGCGATCTAGATTGCGCTTTTTGATTGGGGTTTCAACACCCATTTTGACTAGGTGTTCGTGAACTTGTTGACCAAGTTCTGGGTCTGTTTTTGTCTTATTATATGACATTTAGTTTCTCCTTCCTTACGCGGATAAAAATTTTAAATTGTTCGCTACCGTTGTGTAGCATATGTATTTATTACTAACTAACATATCCCCTACTTTTTATATGGGGTATGATTATTTTATCACAAAAATCACTGCTCATCTCGTCAATTGGGTGATTATCTCTAATATCTATATATGGTATACCAGACTCATTTCTTATCCACCATTCCATATTTTTTACAGGTAAAAAGTTGTTGAAGTCGATCTGATCATACAAGTATTTTACGTCCGGGTGACTGTGTAAATCTCTGTGATTAGTAGTCAATGAATCATTGGAATATTCAGTGAAAAAATATTTGATATTGTTTAATTTCAAAAACCATTGCAATCTCAAAATATGCTCTATGGTTTCTATCAAAGCACCTACAGTATCATGATATGTCTTATAGTATGTTTTAGATAGTTCGTCATTGTAGTGCGGGTTTACAAAGTAGGTATTCTTTACACCACCCATTACTACTGTATTTGGGTTAGCGTATTCATCCTCCATGCTTTCTTTACTTATATACGGCGTGAATTTAAAATGATCTATTGGATCATCACTAAAGTAAAAACTCTTCCTACTCACTCCTGACCACATTACACCTACGAGTATTTTTTCTGGCTTATATTTTAAAAGAGTCTGTGATGTTTGACTTATAACTCTTCTAGAAATAAAGTCATTACCGGAACTTCCTGCTCCTACGAAAAATGCAGGAATATTTAACTTATCTCTCAAAAAGATAGGCCAATTTTTATATGTACCCGGGACTTGAGTAAAACTACAACCACCGGCGATTAAAACATTAGGATTTGCCACCTGCGAAAACTCCGTTAAATTGTTGTGTCACCCGTACAAATGTGGTGCACTTGCTTAGGTTCTTCAATGTATTAGCACCGACGTATGTACAAGTGCTACGTAGCCCGCCCAATAAGTCAAGCACCGTATTGTTCACAGATCCTCGATAAGGAACTGTGACCGTGCGTCCTTCACTTGAACGGTAATTCGCTATGCCACCATTATGCTTGTTCATAGCAGTATCGCTACTCATGCCATAAAATTGCATATATTTCTTTTCTTCAGTCTTGTTACCAGTCCATGTCCATTCTATCTGACCGTCCGGTAGTTCTCTTTTTCTAGCCTGAAGTTCATCAGTCTCAATCAACTTACTGATGATCTCGCCACCACCTTCATCATGTCCGGCTAACATGCCGCCCAACATCACGAAGTCCGCACCAGCCCCAAAGGCTTTAGCCACATCGCCAGGACAAGTGCATCCACCGTCAGCAATGATATGGCCACCAAGACCATGAGCGGCGTCAGCACATTCCATAATAGCACTAAGCTGGGGATACCCAACGCCAGTTTGAATGCGAGTAGTGCAAACGCTACCTGGTCCAATTCCAACTTTGATGATGTCTGCTCCACGTAATATCAACTCCTGTGTCATGTCTGCGGTAACAACGTTACCTGCGATAATAGTTTTGTCGGGAAATGCTTCACGCACTTCTTCAACATAGTCACCAAAGTGATTGCTGTAACCATTAGCCACATCCATGCAGATAAACTTAATCTCTGGATAACTGTTAATGATTCGACTTAATCTCAAGAAATCTTTTTCGTTAGTTCCTGTACTGACAGCAAAATAATTCCCTAGATGTTCTGTTAAGTCAAATAGGTCAGACTCGTCATATGTCTTCACAAGGCATGTAAACATCTTATGTTCATATAATGCCTTAGCCATACCAATAGTACCTACACCATCCATGTTAGCAGCCATGATGGGAACGCCTGTCCATTCCCATCCTGAATGCTTGAACTTAAAAGTACGATTCAAATCGACTTCCTTGCGACTGGATAGTGTGCTACGCTTGGGGCGTATCAACACATCCTTGAAGTCTAACTTGATGTCCTCTTCTATGCGCATTTATTAAGCCTTTGCTTCCTTACGTGCGTTCTTAGTGGCAGTGATTTCGTTACGGCGTGCCTTAACAGCCTTAGCGAGTTCACCCAGAGCCTTACGTGCGCGGGTACCGGCAGCGTTATTGCCCTTCTCAAACTTCTCATGCTCTGCTAAGTATGCTTCCAGATGTGTGTTAATATCATTATGTGCGCTCATATTTTTTTCTCCTATTAATATTTGCTTTCTCTCGTATGATTACGATAATCCGTAGTCATACGCAACCATTCTTCACCCTTACCTTCAAGGATGTCACAAATTCTATCTATCGTTTTATCAGTCCAGTCACTAATTTTACCCATATATGGACTTGGATTATAGATTGCATGATTCATCTTATTCAATGCGTCTACCTTAGACCAAGGCACATACATGCGACTATGATCATTGGCAAATGTCTCTGGGAAACTGCGATAAGCAGGATAAATCACATTACAGCCCAGTGCATCTGCCTCGCTGACTGTATTGCTCACCCAGTCTTGTAATGCACAATTGAACAATACACGGCTGTCGTTCAATAACTCATAGTATTCGTTCTTGTCGAGGTCGCTATAGATTTTTAGTTTGCCTTGACGCTCAAGGTCTAGTGTTCGATCCATATATGAATTATTGTTGCTACGCAATTTAGCACCGCTTAATAATGCAAACTCTACATCGCCGTTGTAAACGCTCGTATATTCTTCGACAATATCCATGAAGAAATCAGGCTGTTTTTCTTGATCCCAACGTGCGGCAAACACAACTCTGCGCTTACGGATATCAAATGGCTTGATAGACTTGACACGACTACGTACTTCTTCTTTACCGAATGCAAGACCACTGATATTATAGATAGGACATTCCCAGCCTGCGATCTTCATGTGCATGACCATCTCTTCGTTACTTGCGAGGATAGCACCACCTGAATCACGTACTAGTTCACAGACCATCTTCTCATATAGTCCCATCCACTTGCTCATCCCCCATACATGTACGAAATCATCCGGATCGATTGACTGAGCAAGACAACGGACAAATATACGAGGACGCATATCGCTAGAAACTTGATTAAGAATATAGGGAAGCGACTCAATGCCCGGCTGAAACATGTCTTCAAAGTAGATAACATCTTCATTTGTTACTTTGCCTTCTTTCATTAATTTAACTAAAGTCATCAACTGACTCATGCCAAAGTAACTACGACCATGTGCATCTAGCACTTGACCTGTCACGATACTTTGATCACTAGTCAATGTGTCACCGTGCACCAATTCATAATCAATGCCACGTTGTTTAAATACTGTTTCATTCCAGTCTTGCAACTGTAATGTATATCTTGCCTTGTAGGGTTCTAGACCCATGTAATATAATTTACGCATCACGCCTCTCTATATCTGATTCTACACATTCTGAACCATATTGCACTTCAAGTATATGACAAGGTTCAGTATAACTATTCTGCCCTTGATGCCATACAGATTGTCCAATAACATATTCTTCGTTAGTATTCTTAATTACTTTAATTATACTACCTCTGAATTCTGTTACAATATCGCATTTGCCCTTAAGTACATACCAATGCTCACTACGATTAAAGTGACGTTGCATACTTAGGCTCTTGCCGGGTTCGATAACTAACTCTTTTACTTTGTAACCTGGCTTCTCATCTAACACACGGTAATATCCCCACGGTCTAATAACTTTAGGATTTTTCCATTCTTGTAATATCCAACTGCTACTGTTACGTTTGTCTTCTCCACCTACACCAAACATGAATTCAACGTTATCATCGTTGATATCCATTTCTGGAATATTGTCTTTGGTTCTATCTCCGCCGTTAGCAAAGATCAGTTTTGAATCTGGATAATGCGCACGAACCTGCTGAATAAAATGCTTGGCAGATCCATCTTCATCGTCAAAGGTATAAACTTCATCTACCATTGACAAGTTATTGATTATACAGAGACGTTCATTCCAGGGCATGAATGCTCTACCTTTTTTTCTAGCAAGCCATTCATCGCTGTTTATGCCAACGATGAGCATGTCCCCTAGGTTACGCGCTTCTTTGAAATATGCGATATGTCCAGAGTGAAGGGGGTCGAAACCCCCTGTCACTAAGACTATTTTGGTATTACCTACCACCATCTACAGCCCACATATCCTTGGCATCTTTGCCGGCCATGTATTTGCTGAACTGGCGAAATGCGAAACTCCTATTGTCATAGAGAGTTGCCTCGTCAAACTTGTACCCGAAACTTTTACAGAAATCAAGATACTTCTCCAAATCATCAAAGATTTGCTTGATACGATTGTTTGAACGATGTTCATTCTTTGCCATGTTTATTAACTCCTAGATTTGTTAAACACAAGTTGATATATTACTATAATTAAAAATATAAGTCAAATACTTTTCCACCCAGCCTGACGTATCAATTCGTGCGCCCACACTAGATGTCCGATCTTGGTCGGGTGATTGTTATGATAGATAAGATTTTTGACATCCACATTACCATTGATGTAATCAAACATCTTTTCAATCAACCTAACCTGCTCTTCCATGAAGTCCATATCCACTTTGATCTTTTTCCCAATGGTTCTAAAGAAATCATCAAATTGAATTGGGTTCATTAAAGTCGGAGGTATATGCTCATGATTCACTAATGACCCAGTATAAGTGATCATAGTAGGTTCTATGATCTTGAAGTTGTAACTTCTCTTATCAGTGGTTAATTTAGTGAAGTTTCTCCAAAGTATGCCCTCGATAGGACATGCATTGAAACTACTTAGGCTGGTATGATAATGACTCAAGAAAAAATCATCATATAAAGCCAGCCATTCGAATAAATCAATCTCTTGGTTTATTCCTATATCAAACCAGTGTTCTAATGGATATGAGCCATGGTTCAATATTGTTGATGTATTTTTACTACAACGTATTGGAATCTCTCTGGAATTTTCAGTCATCTGCAATACGACCTTTACCTGCTTGTAACCTAGAGTAGACACATGTTTCAATATGCGATCTAATTCCATATGCATGTAAAGATTGCAATTACCGGGTATAGCGAACTGATATAAGTCCCAACCCGTGACTTCTGCCATTCGAGGACCCATGCAACCTTCAAGTTGTGATTGAAAATTAAAGTATCCTGCACCGGTACCTACACCGTGCAAAGATTCTCCATAAGTCCAACTCTCACCTATGACGATGAGCAAAGTATCACTACCGCGCATCACATGAAACTCTGTATTTTCTGCAAATATCTCAACATGCATTGGTTTCATATTGTCATCGGTCACTAAAAACTTCTGCACATTATTCATGAAAGAATTTTCAAAAACCATTGGAACTTTTGATAACGGAATCTCACGATATGTGGGATTCATATTCAATTCTGGTTCAGGATGTAGATGTAGAGTATTAAAACTCATTAGATCACTACTTGTAAATTAGGTTTAACTGTATTATATGTGATAGTAGCGCCGTTCTCACCATCTTCGCTAACCGTGATTTCTACAAACCTGTCAGGATAACGTGTAGCAATTACTTCATATAAATCATCACATATCATCTCACAACTCTTATAATTTAGTTGTAAAGTACCTTGATACAATGCTTCAAGCCAGCGTTTGAATTGTATGAATTCGATATCACGGTCATTATGTGTGACTTCGATAGCAACTTTAAAATGAAATATATGACGATGCTCGTTAGCCAAGAATGAAACATCAGCAAGATTTGGATCTGTGGCTGCTGCCGGATACTTATGAATACCCTCGCGCTGAAAGGTGACCCATATCATACGATTAGCGTGTTGCTTGATTCTATTTCTTTTATCAGTTCGTGCCTGATTAGTTTGATAAACTACTGGATCTTCACTCATCTATCATCCTCCATGTTAACTCTTTCATATTTTTCTTCCCATTCTAATCTGCGTAATACACGCAATTGATTGATAATCTCAGCCATTTTTTTCAGGTCTTCTTTATCGGTTCCCTGTTCTAATTGCTTGAGATTATTTTCTAATATGCGTATTTGATTCGTATATGCCACCATATCAGTTCTCTAAATTTTGCGATATTAAATCGTCGGTATCTTCTATCTCTTCTTCTACGTTATTACTCTGCTCTTGTACGCTGAATAATTCTTCAAACTTAGTCAATGCATTGACTGTCTTTTTGCCGCTGAAACCCTGGCTTCCAGATTTCATCTGTGTCCAGAATTTATCATACTTATCAATAAGATTGAGACTTTTCTCTTTGTCTTTTAATGCAAAAATCGCTTCAACAATATCTCCGAATTTGATCTTCTCAAAAATCTCATTCATTACCATCTTGGGAATCACACCTTGATCATACAACTTGTTACCTTCCTGCACTGCAACAATATGCTGATATACGTTATGAGCCTGCAATAATGTATAACTCAATGTGTCCCAACTAGTCTTAGTCTCTTTACCGTGAGCACCGATAAAGCCATGACCCCTGTAGCATAAGTCACGAACTAACATTCTGTCAGTTATAGGACTGTCTTGGAATGTTTTATGCACCCCATCTTGCAATACAGCAATACTGAATTTCCGATTATCAACTGCATAATCTTTGTTTTCAGCCGTTTTTTCCATGCTGTATGACCATTTACTATCGTGTTCGATGTTATTCTGAAAATACGCTAATCCTTTAGCCGCGCTAAAGAACGGGCTTGCGCAGTCAAAAGTTATCTGCAAGTTTGGATTGTGATGCTTGCGGATAGCACGTTGAATATCGCTGAACAATACTGCATACTCTAAGATACTAGTACCAAGGCAGTGAATCAAGTCATGCTTACCTGGCTCAAGCAATCCATCATGGATCATGATCACAAGACGGCGTAACATCAAATGAATATCGATCTTATTCTGACCCCCGAAAGCCCAACCATTAAAATGATTGTCCGGATAGATGTTTGGATCGCAATACTTCTTCATCTCTTCATACCAGTTATCACTCTGTGTATGATTGAGACCCTGCAATACATTTAAGAACTTACATTTACCATTACGGTTCTTGATGAAGTATTCGTTATTGATATGTGTAGCCTTGACCGCGTCTTCGATAGTGCGAATACCATGCTTATCAAGCAAATGCTGATTACGAATAGTCTGTGATGGAACGTCAAGACACATACCATAATCCATGTATGTATCCATCCAGTTCAATACCAACTTACGTTGCTTCATAGCCTTAGGACAGTTAGGATCTTTCCAGTCAGCAGGCCATTGACCCTTCATGATCTGGAATCCGCCACTGTCACCTAGCATGAACGTACCTTCTTCGCGTTTACGTATGATGCTTTCTGCATGGTCATCAACATTAGTATCTAAGTTAGCATGTCCTGCACTATAGAGGCCCCACTTATAAGTATATAAGCCTTTCTTGCTATTCAAAAAGTTCAAGCACTCAACATCACCATTGAAGCCTGCGGGAATACGCTCACTAGGAAAATAATTTTCACCCTCACGTTGCTTGCCCAAGCCAGTGATAAAGAAACTACTGACTGCTGGCAAGAACAATGCCCAGTCATTTTTATGATTGTTTGATAAATTTATTTGTTCCATCTATTTTACCTGTTGTTGTAGAACTGAACATTATTGAAAAGATTATAGTCCGGGATAAGATACTCTTTTAATGATAACACCACTTCTTCATGATTGTCAAGATATTCGGTTAGTTTATCTAACATTGCTACCTTTTCAGGTCTGGTTGAAGTTCTATTATATGTTCTATTATATCTCCAACCCGTAAATTCTCCACCTGGAAATTTTTGGTCTATGTGCAATTTATGTTGAATTAGATGCGCTAAATCGATAGAGTAACTACTACCTAACTTTAAAAATATAGAAGTATCTGTATCTATACCCTTCAAAAACTGGACTTGCAATGATGTGTGTTCATCAAATGCAAAAGTTTTAAAAAGATCATCAAAATCTACCTGATCAGAACTTATTTGGGCGCGATACAAATATTCTAATAATCCTGATATGTATCTTTTATAAGGTTCGCGCAATACAACTATTTTCTTTTTAGATAATTGAATTGGATTAGTAATAAAATTATCAGGAACTTTCGTTGTCACGCCGCACTGTAGTTTCAAAATATTTTCTGTGTAACTAGAAGCATTTTTAGGAATAGGAATAAAGATATAATCAGGATTCCAGCCCGGCATACAAAAGCCTATATCATGTTTAATCTGTATTTTTATTTCAGGTGCTACTATTTTCATCTTGTACTAATTTGATAATAATATCTAATTTTTCTTTAGCGTCTTTTACTGCCGGATACTCTTTAGCGAGTTTTTCGATATTCTTGTCTTCAATCATCTTCTTTTTAGCCCATTCAAGTATTGACTGCATTTGAGGGTCAGAACTTAATTGCACTGTATTATCGATACGCATCCAACCACCACTGGCTGTATAATTGCCATTGTTATTGTCGCATACTTCAAAACATTTACTAGAACCGTTCCAACGAACTTGCCCAGTAGTGCTTGGCAGACTGTAACTATTGTCAACCTGCCAAACTAAAGGATAACTTGATGACTGTATCTTGATCATTTCGCCTGTGCGGGTAATAGATAACGATATGTAGCACAAAGACCCTTGACAGTGATCTCAGTAGCACCTTGATCGCTGATCTTTACAGTCTTGTCACCGGGCAGGTCCATGATACTCATGAAGACCTTGACAGGCCATGCCCACGCACGACCCAACGTACCTTCTACATCAGGGTGAAACACAAAGTTACCGCTGTGTGTTGACGGGTCACCAAAGTAAATCTTAAGATCACCTTTGTCAGTCTTAGTAGTGAAGTGAATCTCTTCGCTGTTTGCTTGAGCCTGCTTCTTCAATCGCATGATACCTGCAACAGTAGGTTCGAATTCAACGTCCCACTTGGCGCCTTTGAATTTGACATCTTTGACTTTTTCTTCGATGATAGCCTTGCCCATCAATCGATAGTCATTGACGAAATCCCCAGCCTTAGTCTCAAAGTGAATAGCAGTAGGGATATCGTCCTTGTTACGTGCAACATTGATGACTGCATGTTCATCATAATCATCAAAACCAAGAATAGTCTTGAGTTTGCCCAAGTTGGGCATACCGAACGTACCGATGAATTCTGCTTGCGGGGTATCAAAAGTACCCTCAACGATAACGCTCTTATCTTCTGCAATAGCAGAAATTACTGTCTGCTTGTCAGTGCCTGCGACCTTGACGAGTTCGATGACTCCCAGGCCAAATGTATGTTGAATCAAATCTTGTAAATTGTCTTTCATGTGTTTCCTCTTTGTGTTAGATATTTAGGTAGAATCATTGTGTATAATAATGGATTTTATTACTAAAGTCAAATAGTTGTTAACCAAAAGTAAACAAATCATCGAATGTCGAATTGGTGTCTGTGTTCTCTTCTAGTTCCCAATTCAATACTCCTAGAAGGTTATCGATCTTTTTATCGACCAGTGTTTTTTCCATAGCACTATCATCGAATGGTAATTCTATGAACCAGTTTGGTAATCTTAGTTCGTCAGTGGGATATGCTATGCTTGTAAAGTTCAATGGATTAGGCTTTAGTTTACATACCACCACCTTCATACCATCGACCATCTTCATGCTATAGTTGTCACCATTTACACGGCGTAGATAGTTCCAGTTCAATGCCGCACGAACGTGCCCGGGCATATTTGCTTTGCCTGTCTTACTATTTGCTTCAAGATCACCATATGTAGTCAAGTTGTTGACACTCTTAGGCGAACCCTTAGTCCAACTATCTTGCTTACCCAAATCGATCTTGAATTGCTTGATACGCTCAATGACATCCTCTCTAGTCTTACCTGCGAGGACCATCTCAAGCACTTCAAACAAAAAGTCTTGCACATACTTGGGAGTATCTGCTCGTTTCAAGTCAAGGCCCATAGCCTTGATCTTACCTTGCTTGCCGTTAGTATCAAGGCGTTTGCCTTCTTTGTCATAGATATTGATAGCATAACGCTTCTTTGTGATGAACAGACTACGATCACCTACAAGTTCACGACCTCCCTTGATCACGCTCAATTTGCGAGGTACATGAAATGCACGTTCCATGAAACTAGGGAAGCCGTCATTCACTTGATCCGAAACATTATCATAGAGTTGTACTGCAAGTTCTTTGCTCCACTCTACTTCACCATTCTGTATTTGCGAATTGAGAATAGGGTATGCACTAAAATAGCAACTGTCAGTATCACCATATACAATCGCTTCACCGTAATGATCATAAGTGCCTGCTATGATTTCATTGATATGCGCACTCATATGTTTAACGATCTGTCGCCCGCTCAATGTAACACTTTGACCAATGCGCTTATCGTAGAATCGGCAATGTTCGTTCAACAATGCACCATATGCACTGTTAAGCAAAATCTTACGAACTAACTGACGCTTATCCCAATACTCAATATCTTCTTTAGTAGTAGATTGTTTGAGTTTTTTTTGCATATCTTTACGATCACTGTACCAGCGTGTGAGTAGACCGGGAATCACACCTTCACTATCTGATCTAAAGATCGTACCGTTAGCACTAAGAATGTATGGCTTGTTGCTATCAAAGATCAATTTCCATACTTCTGCCGCACTCATCTCTACGCTCTCGCCGCTCTCAAAGTCAACTGTGAGCATAGTGCCACGCTCTTGCTTCATGATGGCTTCATACTCTAGTGTACCGAACAAACCTTCCCAAAGCAACGAACTCATCTCAAGGTCATCGTCTTTGTCATAGTTGCGCTTTTCGCTAGCAAGATTTCTTGCTTTGTCGGTCAGATATTTCTCAGTCAATGTCTGTCTAACTTGTGCAACGATAGTTTCTGGAGCCATGTTCAATGAACGAATAGCACTAGGATACAGACTGTTGATATCGATAGCAGCCACGTACTCATGTACGCCTTTCTTAGGAACAGCGACATATGCACCAGCGGCCGCCATCTCACTATCACTACTGTTTCTTTTCTTATCAGGAACCATGAGTCCGCGCTCATGCGCTTC